AAGGTTTCGCCGATAGCGGTCACATCAAGGTTGCTGGCGTCTACAGAAAGTACCCATTCCTCTAGGTCGCACTGGATCTTCCAGTTGCGGGTTGTCTCGTCGCAAACGACATCAAAACCAGCAGGCAGGCTGATTGTGTTTCCTAGGAATTGTTCTGATCGTGCCAGTGGCCACGAATTTACTGAGGCAGCTGCTGTGTTAATCGCTGAGGTGTATTCGGTATTTGAGCTGTAGAAGGCCAGCAGAAAATTTCCGGGATTTACGTTCAGAATCGGTTTCTCTTGGCCGGCTACGGCATAAGCGTCTGTGTTTGTTTCCCAGAAACGGATGCGATCCAGTTCGTCGCGGCTGATGTAGGCATCTGTTTGTAGTGTCAGACCTGTGTTTGCGGCGTTGTTGTAGCAATCATCGCCGTCTACAGAGCTATAAAAAGGTGCTTCATCCGTCAGGGGGCCTGTGTAGAAAACACGGTTGGGGCCTAAGTCCCAGACAGAACCTCGGTAAAAACCGTGGCCATCGGGGCAATCTGCGTAGCCGTCACCGTTGATGTCTAGCGGCACCCCAATGGATGACGCGATGATTACACGGTCGCCGCCCCAGAAGCCTGGGTTGCTTAGTGAGATTGTTCTAGGTGTGGTGGACGTGTTAATCCGAGCAGGTGCCAGAACTGTTGGCTCTGGAATTGCACGGCTTATTTCTAGAACGCCGCCATTACCTAGGACAGCCATTAGAACGCACCTTCAGGTTTGCCGCTGACTGTGAAGGAGATAGGAACGCTGATTAGGCTGCCGACACTGACGCTTACACCGACTTGGGTCACCAAAATCTGACCCTCAATAGTGCCAAGTGAGGTTGATGTGTCTAGCAAAAGTTTTACGTTGGATAAATTTTCGGAGTCGCTAAGTAGCGAGTTCATGATATTTCGGGTTGCAGTATTTTCCGAGTCATACAGCAAGGTGCCACTGCCCGTTGTATTTCGGATTCCGTATGAGTAGGTACGATCCAGTTGACCGATGCCGGTAGTTTCCAGTGCGTCCCTATTGATATTCAGCGAGACATCTCGCACCTTGCCGATGGCGACGCCTTCAAACTGAAGTTCAGCAGTGGCGGCTGTCTTTACTGCCATGTCTTACTCCTTTCAGTCATTCTACTATCGTCCTTCTTAGCTCGGCTACGAGCTGTATGGCGACGGTAGATCGGTTGGGGGAAACACTTTCAACTGTAGGTGGTTCCTCTGAGAAAAACCATTGCATGCCCGCTCCAGTCGAGCTGGTGTCTAGCCAGCCCTTTAGGTCGGCGGAAGCACCGTTAAAAATTACGTCAGGTAAGGTCAGCTCAGTGGATGAGCCTTTTGCTGAGTTGTAGGCCCCAATAATTGTTGCGGCGTTGTCGTCCGTTACGTTCTCGAAAGTCAGCCGTAGCAGCGCTTGGGATGGACGGCTGCCCCAGAGCCTGCTGGTTTTTACGCCGGACTGGCTGACCAGGCTGGTGGTTGGCCAACGTGGTGCGACGAAACTACGGCCTGTTGGTTCGATGCTCGGGAAGGTAATTGCCATCAGCCTTCGATTGTCCAGTTGGCGGCAGTATCGAAACCATCCGCAAGCTCCAGCACGCCGGAAGTATTGGTTGGCATGTGAACCGCCTCAATACTAAACGAGCCGTCTTCCTGAGGTGTCACCCTTTCAATCTGGTAAGTGCGGACCTGGCTGCTTGCTTTCTTTACCGTGAAAATAATTCCTTTAGGTTCGGCGAACTTGCCGTCATCACTGACCGAAAGTGTCTGTTCTGTGGGGGCGTTGTTGGCTGTGCCGTCCCAGGCAATCACTGTGTAGTTGCCGCCAATAAGCTCCTGGGTGCTGACCAGTGCGCCGGCCTCCGTTACGACTCCGTTGTTGAACTCGTCGTATTCCGTGTAGTCCATCGCTACTCGGATGTAGTCACTTGGACCAAACTTCGCCAACGCACTCTCGTGTGTTGTGCTGAAGCTGATTGCATGTGTGGGCAAGCGCCGCATTCGGATGATGTACTTTGCCGTGTCGATCGCCTGCTGGCGGTTGGTTACAAAGTCGCTGAGATCCAGTGCTTCGACAGGATCCAGTGCGCTGCCCGTTGATTCGCGTACAAGGATTTCGCGTTCTGTCGGGAAAATTCCGGGATTGGTTAGGTCTGTGCTAGCTCGCTCTTCCCGGTAACGGACACTTACTTGGATGGGTTCGCGTTCTTCTGGTTCTAGGTATTGGAGTCTGAAGCTGCCCTCAACCATGTTGCCCGCTGTAAACAGGGCCTTGATTGGTACAGCATCAAACTGAATTGCTGGACGCAGATAAAACTTGCCGTCGCTCTCACCGAACAGCAGCAAGTTGGCGGCGGCAGTGTCGGTAGCCCACTGGCGCAGATTTACTTGGTCCGCTTGTACACCATCGAAGTAGTATCTGCGGCTTGCGCACCAGTCGGCTGCTTCCGTGAAACTGTCTATGTCGATCATCTCGTCGGTGATTAGATCGCCAGTGCCGTAACTGGTGTTGGTCATTAGATCCAGCAGCACGTCTGGGAATAGGTGCGTCGGGCCTACTGTCAGACCGTTGCGAAGATTGCGGCATGTTTTGCCGCCAGTTACATAGCAGCTGAACTGGCCGAATTGTTGCCACTCAACAGAGGACAGTACGTTTACGCCAACTAAAGCGAGGTTGTTGTAATTCGGTGTAAGTAGGTTGGGTACGATTTCGTTGATGTAGACGACTTCGTGTTCTGGTCCGCCGGCGGCACTGCTTTGGGCTTCCTCGTACACAAAAGCTTCTGCGAGTTTGCCGTATGTGTCCAAGTAAGAGCGTGTACCGTCGCCATAGTTGACTGGATCCAGCTGGGGGATGCCTTTGCCGCTTGTGCGGACTGCCGCAATGGAAAAAGTCTCGGCGTTGTTTGCTACTGATTCGCCGTTAAATGCAACCGTGACTGCTCCATCACTGATTACTACTCGACTGCTTAGACGGGCATCCAAAACGTACAGAGTTCCAACGCCGCCGGAGCGGACCTCGAAACCGGATAGCGGTTCAATCTGGAATTCCCACTGTTTTACTGCTGGCATTACAAGTTGTATGTAGTTGAAAATGTTTTGCTGGGTGGCACCACGGATTCCGTAGGCGTTGTTTAGTTCGGTGTAGTTGCTACCGTCACCTGCTTCGCGGTAGCTGATCTTGAAGAAGCTGTAGCGTTCTTCGGTTGTTGTGATCGTGTTTGATTGGAACACGTCCACTTTCAATGTTGATCCACGCTCGATGATGTCGTTCTGGCGGCTTAAGCATGCACGGTCATCTGCATCGCTGAAACTGATTGCATCCCGTAGATTGCACATCCCGTTGATGCGGATGCCCAAACGGGAACGGATGCCAAACTCAACTGCTTGACAGGCCCTGGTGGTTGAAATGCTCGCCAGTGCACAACGCAAAACGTGGCCGTCAACAGTGGCTACGTTGCGTAGCTCGAAATCCCCATCAAGGTATGTTTTGCCGTCACGTTCGATATTTGCTTGCGTGTTTAGTGCTACGGAGCCAGGTCGAACGGTTGTGAAGTTTGCTGTTACTTCTGTTCCGCTGCCGGTGGATACGTCTACGTCCGATACGAAAGCTGCGTCGGTTCTATCGCTGCAAATAGCCAGCGCAGAACCAACTTTGTAAAGTTCGCCGGGGATGATCGCGTCGTCCCAGGTTTTTTGTCTACCTGCAACTGTGCCAGCGACATCGCCGCACTTTTCAACGTAGATCTGAGTTGCGTCGAACTTTAGATCTTTGGTTACTTGTACTGATCCGTTACCTTCAACGACAGTGCCGTCGCGCATGCGGAATATCGGCGTTTCAATGCTGTTGGTTGCGTTGATGTCTATGTTTGCGCTTGTACCAGTGCCTATTGCAGTAAGGAATGTGTACGGAATTCCGTCGATTGTTACGTTTGTACTGTTTGCACTTACAGAAGCTCTGTCTAACTTTTGTTTTGTTTTTGTTTTCACGCGTATTTTAACGGTGTACTTAGTGACAAATTCATCGTCGTCATCACCTAAAGCAGGATTTGTAAAAGTTACGCGAAATTTAGACGCCTTCAGCACTTCCAGCAGGTCGTTTACGTTGTCTGAATCATCTTGGGGAGTAAACGGATTTGTATTGAATCTAAATGTGGCGATTAAAATTCCTTTTCCGTTTTCGTCTACTCTAACATCATCCACAGTTACAATTAAATTACCTCTGATGTCGATGAAAGTATCGTTGTCGTACTTAAAGATTGATTTAGCTCGGTTGGATTCCAGTGCTGGTTTTACGATTGATCCACCTGTGTCTTTTGTGACTTGTTTGATGTCTATGGACCAAGCTGATGGGTTTGTGATCTGACGGAGGTCGCGGCTGAATTCGGTGTCTTTTTCGCTGCTGGGATATAGCTTGTAGGTGATCTGGCTGCCGATTGATCCAACGCTTCCGCTTACTAGGCCGCTGCGACTGGAGAAATATGTTTGTGCTTTTTTGCGTTGTGCCCAAGCAACGTCATCAATGCGGCATTTGACTTGCGCGTCGCCGTCGTCCTCAAAGGGGATTAGTTGGGCTTGTTTGCGTGGCCGAATGACCGGGTTTACTTTGTAGCCAAAGTCGTTTCCGATCAGCGTGTAGACACCAAAAATTGTTTGGTTGTTGGGGCGGGTTGCGGAACAAAAGTCGCTGTCCCAGGAGTTTCCTTGTTGGACAGAGAAGACATCGCCGCCTCCGTTGATTTCGCCGTTACCTGGATCTCCTGATGCAGCTCTGCCGAAAACGCGGTCTGCGGATGTAATGCGGCCATCAAGGTTTCCGTTGATTCGGCTGTAAACCGTTAGGCGGCTACCTGCAGTGTTTGCTGATGGGTCGCCAAAGTCATAGCTGGCGAGTGTGTTGCCGCCTGCAGCGAAGTTTCGGTTGTCGATTGTGCTGATCGGTCCCTCGCCAATCAGGAAGATTGCACGAAGAAGTTGGCTGCCGCCCAAGCTGTAGATCTGGCTCCAGAGCATTGGGGTGCTTACCCTTACACCGCCGTAGGTAATTCCGCCGACTGTTTCGCGTAGGGCATAGACGACCGGGATCGTACTGCCGAGAGTGGTTATGTCCTGCGTCGAATCGAACCCGTAACGCGGGGTGTACCTTTGGTTGTTTGTTACGGGGCTGTCTGTTCTGTTTCTTGCTTGAATCTGGGGTGGTCGGCCCGTTTCTTGTGTCGGGATTGATGGTTTGATAAGTGCTGAAATAACCTGAAAACCAACGCCGATTGCTGTAAGCGTCAGCGCAATGATTGTTTCAGTTCCAGCGACTACTGCCGGCGCGGGCTGTTCGCTGGCTCGCTTACGTACTTCGGCAACAAAAAACTGGTACTGCTCTTCCGTCAGCCCAAGCAGTTCAGCGAGATAGCGGTCAGAAGGCAGCATTAGCGGAAAACGTAGAAACGGATGTTCGGCATGTAATCCAGAGGCACCCAAGCGACGCCTCGCTTGTGGTGCACCATAAGCAAGCCTCTATCGACAACGATACCCACCCCAAGTCCCTTTGGTCCATTGCGAAAAAGGGTCACAGCGTATTCCTGAGGCTGCTCCAGTTCGATGGTGGCGTTACGCCATAGCCTCTCCAGTTCTCGCCAGTTCTTTGTTTGGGCTAACTCCAGCCAGTAAGGGTTGAATTCGGGGTGGTGTATTTCGGCAGAGTCGAGGACGCGCCAGGTCATCACTACACAGTCAGCTGCTACCCCGTCCTCTGGATCAGCTCCGAACTCGTGAGGTAGGCCAATCCATTTGTGCCAGTTCATTAGCTAATTACTAGGGTGCCTGTATTTGGCAGGGCGCCTACCAAGCGTGTTGTGAGGCGGCGTTTTGGGATGTTTGATTTGCTTGCGTCCAGCGGTGAGGACAGATTTAGAACAATCCGTTCTGTGTCCATTTCGTATTGGGCCACGCGCCAAAGCTCGCTGCGTACCAGTGTGCTGTCGATGAAGGACTCGGGATCCAGCAGGACTGTTTTTACCTGGAGAAGGTATCTGTTTTGGACTGCTTCTGCAAAAAGATTTACGCTGATTTGATCGAGGCCGGCTAGCAGGCTGGTGCTGGAGCGCTCGCCGCCTTTTGAACCCGCCCCAAGTGCGTAGGCGAAAGGGGCGAACTTGTAGATGGTCCCTTCGTATAGACGTTCGCCGTCTACCGTGAAGTTTTGATAGGCGTAGATCGTTGGGGTTCCATCGCTTTCTAGAAAGCGGGTGTAGTTGACGTAGGCGTAGCTTGTCATTAGGCGATACCTACCTTACGGCGAGTACGGACGCTGTTTTGTAGTGCGCTGAGTGCCAGTGTACGTCCGCTTTCCGCTGCTTGCTTCATTCCTTGTTTGTGTTGCTCGGCGGTGACGTATTCCACGCCGTTGATCACTTGGGATTCAAAGCGGACATCTAGTGGTTGGGGACTGTTGATTGCAGAGATTGTTTCGCGTTCGCTGCGCTCACTCATCAGGCGCTCGGTTGTCTTACTAAAGGGGACTGAAGTGTTGCGGAGTGGTCCGAAGACATCCTCGCCGCGTGCCCCATCAGCAAAGTTGGCCATTGCTGTGCCCATCTTGCTAAATGGGATTACATACTCTGGCTCGCCGCCCTCGCCGATGATCGCATTGGTCGGTTTAGTTACATAGCCTCCTTCTGCAAGCAAGGGAGGAAGACTGAAACCCTGCGCGAAACCGCCACCGCCTGGTAAAGCAGCAGGGCCGGCTCCGCTAAAACTAAAGGATGTGCCTATAGCACGTAGGACAGTAAGCACCAGCTGCTGGGAAAGTATTTGCGCCCCTAGATCAATAAAGGCTGCACCAATCTTCTCAAACATGGCGCTAAACGCCTCACCTATAGTTTCGGTCCCGGTTACGGCTGCTGTTACGGCTTGCGCAATAC